CGAGGAATACAAACTACTCAAAAACAATTAACGTTCCTGGCAACGCAAATAACAATAAAGTTTTTGGTCATATCTATAATTTTACCAGTGGTAATATTAAACTTGTTGATGAAAACGGTCAAGATAATTTACCAAATGTGGGTTATAATTTTGACCCGACCAAGCAAGCAAATTGTCAGATATTTGTCAATAAGATTCAAGTTTTTAAGGGAGTTCTTCGCCTTTTGGAGATAACCATTCAGAACGGTGTTATTGAATATCAATGCGCAGTATTTGGGGAGTTAGGTGGCTTTGCCTCCGCAATCGGTAACGAGTTGCTTGAGGATATGGATAACTTTAATCAGTACATTCAGCAATGGAATAAAACTACGGTTCTTAATTCTTGGACTGCATCAGGTGTGGCTAGTGGGTTAGGTATTGTTTATCCTTTAATTGATTACGGTCAATGTAAACATAGCACAAACGTAGATTGGCATTTAGATGCGTTTAGGCCAGCATTTTTTGTCCACGAAATAATGGATGGAATAATTACTAATGCAAATTACACGTATACATCTGCCTTTTTTGATACGCCTTATTTTAAAAGTTTAATTATTCCAAATAATAAAGCAAACCTAGAGCAATTAACACAAGATTTATTAAGAGTCGCAAGTAATACGGCTTTAGATAGTGGTTCAAGTACGGGTACTGCTGGAGATTTAATATTTAATGTAATAACAAATTTAGTTTTATTTTCAAATACGGCTAATTCATCGTTTACTTTTATAGCACCAGGCACTAATAATACATTAGGTAAAATTAAATTATCAGGGAGTGTTTCATTGTCAAGACCTGGCACAATGACAATAAAACTTTATCAATCTGCATCGATAGTTTATGAAGAAACTTTTACAACTTATGTCGATTACCAGCAAATACCTATTGATTGGCTTGTAACTACTTCCTTAGATTTAGGAGATGTATTAAGTGTAAATGCTACTTTTAGCGCAAGCGAAACTTATGTAACACTTGACCCTGATTTAGTTTTAGAATTTGTTTCAGATTACGCTCAAAGTGCTAATGCTACATTAGATGTTGTATTAAATATGAAGCATCTACTTCCAAAGGGAGTGCAACAAAAAGATTTCTTTGCTTCAATATGTAGGATGTTTAATTTATATGTTTATGAAGACCCACAAAAATCAACTCATCTTTTAATTGAGCCTTATATTGAATTTTATAGAAGAGGTGCTGGCTTCTTAAAAATAAACGATGTTGGCGAGTTATTGCTTCACGGAGAAACGGGAGATACTACGGGGTTGCTTTTACTTTCAGACCCAATAGCCGATTCAATTGATTGGTCTAATAAGGTTGATTATTCAAAAGAGATTTCGATAAAACCAATGTCGGAATTAAATGCGAGGTATTATGATTTTCTTTATACCGAAGATGACGATTATTACAATGAGGCATATAACAAAAAATATAATGAAACCTATGCAGATAGAAAAGAAGATACAAGATTCCAATTTGCTGAAGATAGGTCTGAAACTAAAATAATATTTAGTCCAAGTATATTAACTGCGACAAGTGCAGATACTAAATTAAGGGCAAATTTATTTCAAGCAGTTAAAGAAAATGACGTTTTAGTACAAGAGCGCAAAGACAATAATATTCGTATTATGTTTTTCAAAAGTACAACAACTCCAAATTATCATATTAAAGATGTATATCCAGCTAACGGTAATTTACCAGGAGACCAATTAACCACTTATGGATACGCTGGTCATTTAGATGACCCAATAGAGCCAACATTAGATTTAAATTTTGGCGCTCCAAATGAATTCTATTTTAAATTATCAAATCCTTACCCTTCGGCAAATTTATTTAATTCTTGGTGGGATGAATATTTAGCTGAAATAATAAACAAAGATAGTAAGCTATTAAGTTGCTATTTATATTTAACCGTTCAGGATATTCATTCGCTTGACTTTGCTCAACTGATTTATATTGATGGCGCACTATGGAGATTAAATAAAGTAGTTGATTTTAATCCGAGTATTCCTAAAACAACCAAATGCGAATTGTTAAGAGTAATTGAATTATTTTATCCAAGTTAATAATGGCTCAAAAAGAAAATGTAATAATTACCGTTGAAGCAAAGACTGGAGATTCCGCTAAGGATGTAGGGAAGTTAAAAGACAAAATTGACGAAGTTGGGGAAAGTGCCGAGAAAGCTGGTAAACAAGCATCTGAAAGTAAAGGCGCATTTAGTTCTTTAGGTCAAGCGGTTAAGACCCTTGCGAGCGCATCTATTATTTTAAAAGTATTTGAAAAGTTTGGAGAAATACTTTCGGGCAATTCAAAGATTACAAATATTTTAGCAGTAGCAACCGAATCGCTTTCAATTATAGTTAGCGACTTTGTTGGCTTTATTGTTGGTAATACCGATAAGGTAGTTAATTTTTTTAAAGATGCTTTTGAAAGACCAGGCGAATTTGTAAAGACTTTAGCTAAAAATATTAAAGATAATTTAATTGAAAGATTTAATTCTCTTTTAGAAGTTAGTGGATTCTTAGCCTCCGCATTTAAAAACTTATTTACTGGAGAGTTTGATAAAGCATTAGAAAATGTTAAAGATGCGGCAAAAGAATCTTTAGATGTAGTAACGGGTATTGATGATACTGGAGATAAATTAGTTGAGGCTGGTAAAAAGGTAATTGATTACACTAAAAATGTAGTAAAGGCTGCAAAGGCAAACGTTGACTTACAAAATAATGCAGAATTAGCCGCAGCGAGATTAAGTGGATTAATTGAACAATTTGATAGAGAAGCCGAAAAGCAAAGACAACTTAGAGATGATACTACTAAATCAGTAGCGGATAGAATTAAGGCTAATGAAGAATTAGGAAAAGTTTTAGAAAAATCACAACAAGCACAATTAGCACAAGCATCATTATTAATTCAAGCGGCAGATGCTAACTTAAAAAAAGATGCTAATTCAATAGCATTTAATAAGGCAAAGATTGAAGCAACAAATCAATACAATGCGGTTTTAGCACAAGTTGAAGGATTTAGGTCAGAGCAATTAATTAATCAAACTGGTTTATTATTAGAGCAACAAAATTTAGAAAAAACAAGAATACAAAATCAAAGCCTTTTATTGATTGCTCAAAAGAAAGCTAATGCAGATTTAATTGTTGATGAATTAGATAAGGCACAAGCTAAAAGAAAGATATTAGATGACGAGGCAAATGTTGAATTAAAGAGATTACAAGATAATATTAACTTAGCTGGTTTAGGTACTCAGGCAAGAGTTGATGCTGAAATTGAATTTGCAAATAAGAAACAAGAAATTGAGGTAAATAAATTAATTGCTGATAATGAGATTAGAACTATTAAATATAATAGGGAATTAGAGGATTTACAATTCATTCAAGAAAATGAACTTGCTAAATTTGATGCTAAACGTAAGGCAGTTAATGATGAATTAGAATTATTAAAAAAGAAATACAAAGACGAGTTAATAACCGAAAGAGATTATAATAAAAGAGTAAAAGAATTAAGTCTTCAAAGAAAGGAAATTGATAGAGCGGAGCGTGTACAAAAAGAAGAAAACGCTAATGCTATTGGTGGAATATTAGGCGCATTATCAGGATTGGCTGAACAAGGTACGGCATTGCAAAAAGGATTAGCTTTAGGACAAGTTGCTATTGACACGGCTACTTCTATTTCTTCTTTAATGGCAGTTTCGGAAGCAAACCCATTAAATACTTTAACTTTTGGAGGTGCTGGTATTGCTCAATATGCCGCTGGTATTATAAGAATACTTGCAAACGTTGCTCAAGCAAAAAGTATTTTAAGTAGCGTTCCAGGTGGAGGCTCAGTTCCAAGCACAAGCATTTCAGTACCTACAACTGAAGCGCCAGTAACTCCAAGTTTCACTCCTAATGCTCCGACTGCTTTAGACCAAACTTCAATTAATGCTCTAGGTAATGTAGCATCAAGAGCCTACGTAGTTGAGTCAGATATTACGGGTAGTCAAAAAAGAATAAGGAGAATTGAAAACTCTGCAAGAATTTAAAAACAAATAATATGAAATTACCAATTTACCAACTTGAAATTAGTGAAGATTTAAACGATGATGTCGAGGTTGACTTCGTTGCTTTGGTGGATAGGCCAGCAATTGAAAGAGATTTCTTAAAGTTTAAAGAAGACAAGGCTAAGTTTGTTATTCAATCAGAGGATAGAAGAATCGTATCAGGCGCTTTGATGTTGGCCGATACTCCTATTTATCGCAATGACCAAAATGGCGAGTACTATGTTACGTTTACTAAAGACACAATTGAGAAGATAGCGCAAAAATTCTTTAAAAAAGGCTATCAATCAAACGTAAACTTGATGCACGATGAAGCTTTAGCCGTTGAAGGGGTAACGATGTACGAATCTTGGCTTGTAGATTCTTCAAGGGGAATCGTTGCAATGAAAGGATTTGAAGATGCACCTGAAGGTTCTTGGTTTGGTAGCTTTAAAGTTGAAAATGAATCCGTTTGGAATAAGATTAAATCGGGCGAGTTTAAAGGATTTAGTGTTGAGGGCATATTTAATTATAAGAAAGAAAAGCAACCAATGAGCGTAGAGGAATCGCTATGGTCGGAGATATGTTCGATTTTAGAACAAGTTTAAAGGATAAAGTATTAATTAATCAGTATTTATAATCAAACAATAGTAAAAACAATTTATGAACGTTTCAGAAGCAATTGAAAAAATTAAAGTTATGTTAGCGGATAACTCCGTTGCACAAACTGAAGAAATTGCACCTGAGCCAGCGACTCAATTGGTATTCGAAACTTACGACCTTAAAGATGGTAGTAAGATTGACTTATCAGCATTAGAGATTGGCGCAGATGCTATGCTTGTTGATGAATCAGGTAACTCAGTATCTGCTCCCGATGGCGAGTATGAATTAGCTGATGGTACTATGATGACCGTTGTTGGCGGAAAGGTTGAAGGAATCGAAACTCCTCAAGCCGAAGAACCAACTTCAGAAGAAGCTCCTATGGAAATGGAAGCAGATTCTCAATTTGATGAAATGAACTCAACTATTTCTTACTTGCAAGCCGAGAATGAGGCATTAAAAAACAAGTTAGGAGAATTAGAGAGCAAGTTTAATCAAGGATTTAGCGAAATGTTAAGCGTATTGGAAGGATTTTCAAAGACTCCAGTAGCTGACCCAATTCAAAACCCAAAAAATAACTTTAGAATCGTTGAGCCTAAGGCTGACAAAATAGAGCGATTCTTGGAAAGAGTAAAAACTTTAAATTAAAAATTTTAAAAAAGAAAAATTATGGCATTTGTTGTAAGTTCATTAACGGATTACGCCAAAGAAAACGAAGCATTATTAGTAACATCTTCAGTTCTTGGCTCTAAAACTGCTACTTTGATTAAATCTCAAGGAAACGTTTTAGTTGGAGTAAAATCTTCTGAGAAAATTGGTATCATGGATACTGATGCTTTCTTTCAAGATGATAGCGATTGCGGTTTCAACGCATCAGGTACAACTACTTTCACTCAACGTAGTGTAACGGTTGGTAAAATTAAGGTACAAGAGGCATTATGTCCAAAAGGATTAGAGTCTAAGTATTTACAAAAAGCATTATCTGCTGGAAGTAACTACGATTCAATCGCTTTTGCTGCTGATTATACTTCAAGAAAATCTGCTAAAATTGCTTCTCAATTAGAGACTGCTATTTGGCAAGGAGATTCTGCTTCGGCAAATGGTAACTTGAATAAGTTTGATGGTTTCGTGAAATTAGTTGCTGCTGCTTCTGCTTCAGTTGTTCACGCTAACGCATCAGGATACTACGGAACTCCTTTGGCTGCTTCTGCTGGTATTACAAGTGGTGTTGTTATTGCAGTTTTAGACGCAGTTTACAAGGCTATCCCAGCGCAAATCGTTGATAAGGATGACGTTGCTATCTTTGTAGGAAACGATGTATTCCGTACTTACACAATTGCATTAAAAAATGCTAACTTGTTCTCTTATACTTTTGATGGTCAAGCAACTGGAGAATTAACTTTGCCAGGAACAACTATTAAGGTTATCGCAGTTCAAGGATTAAACGGAACTTCTAAGATATACGCTGGTCGTGTTTCTAACTTGTTCATCGGTACTGACTTGTTGAACGAGGAGGAGCAATTCGAATTGTTACACGACCCTTATGCAATGAACATCAAGTTTATGGCAGCATTTAAATTCGGTGTGCAGTTTGCATTCCCTGATGAGATGGTTGACTTCATCCCAACTGCTTAATAATCTTACAAATAAGTTCGGGGAGTATCGCTTGGATGCGACTCCCCTAATTTTAACATTTTAAAGAAAAACAATTATGGCTTGCGCATTAACTCAAGGATATTCTTTGGATTGCCGTGATTCTTTAGGTGGAATAACAGAAGTTTACTTTATTGAAAAGGGAAATATTAGTGCAATTACTGAGGCTTCGGGTTCGGTTTCTGCATTAACTAAAGTAGCTGGCAAAAGATTTTGGAAATATGAGTTAGTACCTGGTACTGCTTCTTTGACTGAAAATATAAATGCCAATGTTCAAAATGGAACGGTGTTTTACGCTCAAGAATTATCAATCATTTTAAATAAATTACAAGTTGCAACTCGTAACGAGATTTTATTACTTGCTAAAAATTCATTGATAGCAGTTGTAAAGGACAATAACGATAATACTTGGTTGTTAGGTCGTGTAAACGGAATTAACATCACTGGAGGTAACGGAGCAACGGGTACTGCTCAAGGAGACCGTTCAGGTTATACTTTGACTTTCTCAGCACAAGAGAAAGAATTAGCACCAACGGTAGCATCAGGCGTATTCACTGCCTTAACTACTCCAGGCGCTTAAGATAGTCGTTTGGTTGACGGGTAAGGGGGGAGCAGATGCTTCCCCTTTTTTTATATAAACAATTTTGTTAATGCTATTTATATTTGATGATACATTTAATCAAAGGTCAAGTCAATAAAATAATCTTAACATTAAGCGAGAAGGCAACTCTTACTTCGCCTAATTGGTTATTTTATTTTAAGTCAAGAAATACAAACGAAACGGTTGCTTTTGTAATTTTAAATAGTGCCGATTTATCTACATACCAAGAAAGATTTAATGCTTTTAATATAACGGTAAATTCCTATTTTACGGGCAAGTTGCCTGGCGAATGGACATATCAGATTTATGAGCAAGTTTCTAGTTCTAATTTAATACCATCGCAAGCGACTTCAATGGTTGAAAGTGGACAAGCGACATTAAATGATACAAGTCAATTTAGTTTTACAACTTATAGCAACCAAACAAATACGTATAAAGTACGAGATATATGAGCAATCAATTAATGGTTTTAACTTTTGCGGAGGCAAGACAACCTGAATATCGGGAGAAGAAAGGCGAAGGAGAAGGATACATTGAGTTCGGAAAAAAGAATGATTATCCTAACTACTTGGTCGATTTATTTAATAAGTCTGCCAAGCATAATGCGATAATTAAAGGTAAGGTCAACTACATAACTGGGAATGGCTTCAAAATCAAAGAGGGTGTCGACCCTATTGGTGAACAATTCATCGCACAAGCCAACCGAGTGGAGTCGTTGACCGAAGTATTAAGAAAGGCATCTATTGATATTGAGTTATTCGGAGGCGCTTACTTGCAAATTATTTGGAGTGTAACGGGTGAAAATCTTGCTGAGGTTTATCACGTTGATTATACAAAGATTCGTACAAATGCTGATAATACTCAGTTTTGGTATTCAGAGAATTGGGAAGATAGAAAGTATAAAAGAGAAGTATTTAATGGATTCAATTCTCAGTTAAGGCAAGGCACTCAAATAATGTATTTAAAGGAGTATCGACCTAACTTGAATGCTTACGCATTACCAGGTTATTTCGGTGCTTTAAACTACGTTGAATCAGATATTGAAATATCTAAGCACGTTTTAGGTAATGCTCAAACGGGATTTAGTGCAAGCAAATTAATTACCTTACCTAATGGCGAGCCATCGGATGACGAGAAGCGCCAAATTGAACGCAAGTTTACTGATAGGTTTACGGGTAGCGATGGCAAGAAGTTTATACTTTCATTTGTAAACGATGCTTCAAGAAAGCCAGTCATTGAGGATTTAGGAGCAAGCGATATTACTAAAGAAGATTTTGGTAATGTAGATAAAATGATTCAGCAGAATATCTTTGCTGGGCATCAAATTACTGCTCCCGATTTATTTGGTATTTCAACTCCTGGTCAATTAGGAACTCGTCAACAAATGCGAGATTCTTATGAGATTTTTAAAAATACTTACGTTAATGATAAGCAAATATTTCTTGAGCAAGTATTCTCATTACTTGCCAAATTACACGGTGCTAATTCAGAACTCCAAATCGTACCAGTCGAGCCGATTGGCATAGAGTTTAGCGAATCAATTATTTTACAAGTTGCACCTAAGCAATGGATTCTTGAGAAATTAGGTATTGATATGACTCAATATCAAGAAGCTGAAATAGTTTCTGAAAAAGAACCCGTTGAAGTTCAACAATCAAAAGTGCAATTTAGCGAAGATGAGGTAATTGGTTTATTTTCTGAATACGGAGTTCCCAAAAGTGATTATGTAGTTTTTAAATCAAGAGAGGTTTTTAGTTCATCAGTAAATGAAGAAGAAGAAAGATTTCATTTAGAATTTGCCGAGCAAGCATTATCAGGATTAGAGGCTAACATATTAGACTTAATTCAGAAAGATAAAAGAATAAGTCCTGAGATTATTGCTGGAAATCTTGGAGTTGATTTATTAATTATTAGTCGAGTTTTAGATGGCTTAGAAAAAAGAGGTGTAATTGGAAGTTCGGTTTCGAGAGGAATTACGGAAAGAAAATTATCAAAGCCATTATCGGAATTGAATGCGCCTAAGCCTACAACGACAAGTTTTGTAGTTAGATATTCATATCAATGGAGAAGTGATATACCAGCAAATGAACGTAATTCAGCAGACCATCCAAGTCGTGTTTTTTGCGCAAGATTAATGCAATTAGATAGGTTATATTCAAGGGCAGAAATTGAAGCATTATCAGCACGATTAGGTTATAGCGTATTTGATAGGCGAGGCGGATGGTGGACTAAGCCAAATGGTCAACATTCTCCAAGTTGTAGGCATCGGTGGTTTAGTGAATTCGTAACTAAGAAAGGATAATATGAAGAATACATTATTTATAGGAGCAAACGCAATTAAGGAAAGAACGGCAGTTCATTCTAATATTGATGACAAATTAATAATGCCTGAGATAAAAACTGCTCAGGACATGTATATCTTGCCAGCATTAGGAACGGCTTTATATGTTAAACTTCAAACGGGTATTGAAAATGCTACGTTAAGCAACGTTGAAACGGCTTTATTGAATGACTACGTAACGGATGCGCTTGTTTATTACGTATTGTCTGAGTTACCCGTAGGCTTATCTTTTCAGTTTTATAACAAAGGTTTAGTTCGCAAGACTTCGGATAATAGTGACCAACCTAATATGCAAGATTTAATCGATGTGGCTAATCGGTATCGTTCAAGAGCCGAGTTTTATAAGCAAAGAATGATTAAGTACTTACAAGAGGTAAGCACAAGTAATTTATTTCCTGAGTATATTAATCCAGGTACTGGAGTCGATACAATGTATCCCGAAAGAGATGGCTATCAATCGTCCATATTTTTAGGAGATGAGAATAGTTTGTTTGGGATGACTTATCCTCAGCACGTGATGAAAAGTAAAGGACATTGCAATTAAAAATATATGCCAAAAGCATTTTCAACCAAAAACATTAATAAACTGATTGTTTATTTAGAACAAAATGGCAGTAAAGCAACTAACACTAAACCAAACTATCAAGCTGATAAAGGATATAGCGCAAAGCCACGACCAAATTAATACGGTCTATTTCGGCGATGTGTGGGAGTTTCTTTCTCAGCCTGATAATGTTTATCCATCGATGTTTTATTCGTTGACTGGAAGCCAAATAAACGGCAAAGAATTGAGTATGTCATTTAGTTTATTCTTTCTTGATAGGCAACTTCAAGACGAGACTAACGAAACGGAAGTATTATCCGACCAATTATTGATTTGTCAAGATATTATTTCAATGCTTAAGCACCCGAATTTTAATTGGGAGATTGCCGAAGGAATTACACTAGAATTTTTTACTGAAAATGAGAAGGATTATTTAGCTGGAGTAAAAGCCGATATATCGGTTATTTATCCTATGCTTTCAAATCGTTGTCAAATACCAACCGACTTTACATATCCAAGTTAAGAAATGGCAAATAAGAAAATAAACCAATTAGTCTCAAAGACTTCAATTTTATCAACCGATTTATTTGGTATTGGTGATGCAACTACGGGGCAACTTTATAAGAAGACTATTGCTGAATTACAAGCTGCAATTGGTGGAGCGGTAATATCGGTAAACGGTTTGGTTGGAACGGTTGTCTTAGATACGGATGACATTCAAGAATTAGTTTCGCCAACAAATAAATGGTTTACCGATGCAAGAGCAAGAGGTGCGATTAGCTTAACGGTAACGGGTAGTTCGGGAGCATCGACTTATAATAGCGGAACGGGTGTCTTAAATGTACCTACTTACACGCTTGCTGGTCTTGGTGGTATTAGTGCAACATTTTTAAGTGGTGGAACGGGTATTTCTTACAATTCGGGAACGGGAGTAATTTCTTATTCAGGAACAGTTTATACTGATTCTTCTATTCGTGGTTTAATTAGTGCTGGAACTGGGATAAGTTACAATAGTTCAACGGGTGCAATTTCTTATAGCGGAACGGTGTACACGGATTCTTCGATAAGAGCATTGTTATCTTTGACAACTACGGGAAGTAGTGGAGCATCGACTTATAACTCAACTACGGGAGTAATAAACGTACCTAATTATACACTTGCTGGACTTGGTGGTATTTCTTTGACTTCATTAAGTGGAGGCACTGGAATTACTTATAATTCATCTACGGGAGAAATTAGTTATTCGGGAACGGTTTATACAGATGCAAGCGTAAGAGCATTGATTTCTGCAACGGGAAGTGTAAGTTATAATAATACTACGGGAGTTATTAGCTTATCAGGCGCAAACTTAACCGAAGCAACAAGTTCGGTCTTAACTATTACGGGAGGAACGGGAGCAGTTTTAGGAAGTGGGACTACTATTCAAGTTAAGCAAGCAAGTTCAACGGTATCAGGATTCTTGTCAAGTACGGATTGGTCAACATTCAATGGAAAGGCTTCAGCATTAAGTGGAACAACTGGCTATCATGCTAAATTTACTTCAAGTTCTACAATAGGAGATAGTTTAATTTATGATAATGGAACTAATGTATCTATTGGAAATGCAAGTCCAAGTGAAAAATTTGAAGTACAAAATGGTTATTTATCAACATATCACAATGTAAATGTTGATGGTGCTGGATATGGAATACAATTTTACTCAAATGGAGGAGGTTCAAAAAATTCATTAGCATCAATAACATTAAATCAAGTTGGTTCAGCAAGAACTGGAGAATTAATTTTTAAAACTTCTAATGCTGGTGCGCCAACTACAAAAATGACAATTACCTCTGCTGGCAACGTAGGGATTGGAACGAGTTCGCCAGTTGAAAAACTTGAAGTTGTTAGAACTACTGGTGCTGGGGTGTATATTAAAATACAAGATACGGTAGGTAGTAATTATGTAGGAACTGAAAGCGGTAATTTAGTATTTTTAAATGGTTCTGCAAGTGAAAAAATGCGAATTACTTCTGCTGGTAACGTAGGGATTGGAACTAGTTCGCCTAGTGCAACATTGCACGTTATTAAAGATGGTTCTGGAAACTCAAATTCTAGTATTACTGGGTCACAATTAATTTTATCAAGAACATCCGCAGCAGGCGAAAATTTAGCATTTAGAAATACTGGTACTTCAAATGGTATTAATGGGACTAATTATACGGCTCAAATTTTATCAGATGGAAATAACGTATTAGAAATGTACACGACTGGAGCTTTACCTTTAGTATTTGGAACTAATACTACTGAACGTATGCGAATAACTGGAGGTAACATACTTATGGGTACTTCTACTGATAACGGAGAAAGGCTTTATGTATCAGGAGCAATTCGAGCAACGGGTACAATTACTGCAAACTCTGATATTACCTTAAAGAAAAACCTTTTAAAAATTGAAAATGCTTTAGAAAAAGTGGAGCAAATTAATGGTTATACTTATGAGTTTAAAGAAGATGATTCTAAGCGTCACGCTGGGGTAATTGCTCAAGAGATTCAAACCGTTCTTCCTGAGATTGTAAACAAAGGTAAAGATGGTATTCTTGGAGTTGAATACGGAAACATATCAGCTTTATTAATTGAAGCGATTAAAGAACAAAATATTAAAATAAAGAATTTAGAAACACTTTTAGCTTCTAAATAGATGCCATTACAAGGAAGTGGCGAAATGTCTTTTGCCGATGTTTATAACGAAATGACGGGGGAATCGTTAACGAATCCTCCTATTTCTATAACTCAAGCTGAACAAGGTCAACTTCAAAATTCTTCGGGAGATGTAATTCTTTTAAATCAATATTATACTCCAAGACCTGACGGCAATCTTCCAACGGTATTTCCGACTGAATGGTATTTGTATTGCCAAAGATGTAACCAACCAACTCCATACGTTACTATTGGTAAAAATGCGCCAACATCGGTAAATCTTGACACTCAATTTGTTTATGATATTGTCTTAACTAATAACGGGACTTCGCCAACGGCTGGAACGATTACCGTAGTCGATACTTTACAAGCAAATCTTCAATTTTTAGGAAGTGGCGGAAGTGCATTTAATGTATCGGTCAATGGTCAAGTAGTTACGGCAACTTACACGGGAGTAATACCAGTCAACGGGCAAATATCATTATATATTTATGTTAAGACTACGACTCAAGGAACTTATTATAATTATGCTTCGGTAACTGGTGGAGGCGAAACGGTTACAAAGACTTCAAATACTACGACTACGGGCATTGCTCAAGTAACTTTTACAAGTTCAGTCACTAAACGATTAGTTCGTACAATACAAAAGAATGACTGCGGTCAATATGGAGTAGGTTCAAATCAAGAAGTTTATTCGCCTTTCTTTACGGCTACTTATACAAGTACTATAAGCCAAGCTGATGCGGATACAAATGCAAACAATCAGGCAACGGCTTTATGCAATCAATGGCTTGATGCCAATGGGCAATCGGTAGCAAATCAATACGGGACTTGTTCGTATGGTTATCCAAATATGACTTTATCGAAGTCAATGCCAGGAGCATTTAATATAAATCAGTCAGGAACGGTAAGGATTCAAATGCGAATCTTAGCAAATGCGACAAGTGGAGAAATTGTAATGTCGGATGTTTTGCCAAGTGGGTTTGAATTTGTTAGTATGGTCGATGTGCCAAGTCCATTTAGTTCTTTGGTAAGTGGCAGAACGGTTACTTTTACAACTTCTAATTCATTGCCGATTGATTACTTTGCAGAATTTGTATTTACAATAAGAGCAATTGCTTTCGGAAATTATACGAACTTTGCTTCCGCTTATGGCGGTAATATAATTAACAATTATGCCCAAAGTAATACATACGAAACTTATGTATTTGGAGCGCCATCTTTTTCGTTTACTTCAAATACTATTAATAATAGTTTTATTCATCCAGCGCCAATAAACGCAACTCCAACCGATGAAGCATATTACAATTACATTGTAACGATAGGCAACCAACCAAGTACTAATTCGACTTTATTAGCGTTAAGAATTACATTACCTGGACATTTAAGAATTGTCGACCACGTTTCAGTTTTTATAAATGAAACTTATTTTACATATTCTCAAGGTTTAGTACCTAATGAATTATTAATATTTCAACGTAATAATGTAACCGTACCCGTTGGGCAATATTTATTTTCAGTTAGGATTAACTTAGTTGTGGATTTTTATCGAATGTTTCCATATTCACAACCTGAAAGCGCAAGACCTGGAGATAATTTAACGGTAAATTCTTCAGGAGAATTAGTTCCTAGAAGACAAGTAACTAATTTTAAAGGCTTTGTTAGTGGAAGCCAAGTTGATACTAGGGATTCATCAATAGATTGGGCAAATAATTATTCGTTTTTACCTATATTTTCTACAACCGATGGAAGAACTCCTTCTAATGTGAACGGATTAACTTGGTCTTATTCTATTAATGATGTTAATAACTTTTCTCAGCAATATTCTATAAATTATATCAATGGAAACTTCTTTGCTAATAATGTTGCTTATGCTATAAATCCTCCAAGAGACAATGTTAATGGTCTCTTAAATATTAATTACCCGTATCAAGATGCGACAAATTTTACGATAAGAATTTATTATAAAATATTTCATCAAGGAAATCAAATCGTTTCGGTATACCAGGTATATCAACCTTATGATGGAATAACAATAAACCGAGCATATAACGAGCCTAAATATAGAAATACAACATTCCAAATATATGTCGATGCTAATGGCAATTACATATATTGGTAAAATTTTGGATAATAGCTATTTATGATTGTAAACTAAACAACCAAACAAATGAAATTAGATTTTAACTTTGACTTTATCGGTCTTGATGACCAAGTTTTTGAAGGTGGTAATGCTGGCAAGATGTTAGCTGGCGCATTAGCCTCCGCATCTAAAGGAGATGCACTTAAATTTTGGGATTGGGCAAAGAAATTATTTAAAGGCGAGGTCTTAGATTTAGACAAGTCAGACCAAGAAACTTTAAAAGGATTTGTAAAAGATTCAGAGTCGTTTACCGTTTTAGCGAAAGCGCAATTATTAGAAATATTTATTAAAGACTAATATGATAGTATTCATTGAGCCAGTTAAGGGAGTTAGAGAAATTGCAGACCGAGTAGAAATTAAGGTCGTAAACTATGCACTTCAAAATCCTGAGCAAACTTTGTATTTCAAATTGATGAGCCAATTTAATCCAATGATTGAAGAAGGCAATTTGATTATCCCTGAGCCTATCGTTGCTCAATGGGGAGTCGATGACTCATTCATTGTTAAGTGGGCATTGGAAACATTAGGCTTGACAGAAAAAGTAATTACTCCAATAGTTGAAGAAGAAGTATTGATTGAAGAGGAAGAAGAAGTTGCACCTGAAACTGAAGGCGAATAATGAATGATTGGGAAGAGATAGTAATACCAGGAGTAACGGGTTTATTTGGTTCATTAATTACTTGGCTATTTGGTCGCAAGAAAGAAAAAATTGAGGTACAATCTTCCGAGATTACAAACGTTCAAGAAGCAATTAAAATTTGGAGAGAAATGGCAACAGACCTAAAGGCGGAGGTTGCCGATTTGAAAGACAAAGTTGAAACTTTGACAACTGAGATTCATAATTTACGAAGTGAGAATATTGAATTAAGAGCAAAATTAGATGAAGGTCAACCAAATAAGCCAAAGAGGACTAAGCCTAATAAAGAAGTTTGAGGGAGTTAAACTCAAGCCTTACTTATGTCCAGCTGGTATTCCAACAATATCAATCGGTTGCACGTACTACGAGGATGGAACAAAGGTTAAAATGACCGATGCCCCCATTAGCGAAGCAAGAGCAACCGATATTTTTTTAAATGTAATAAAACATTATGAACGGAGCGTTGACTCATTTTGCCGTGATGACATTAATCAGAACCAATTCGATGCCCTTGTATCATTTTGCTATAACGTGGGCGCTGGCGCTTTAAAGAAAAGCACATTATTAAAGAAAGTCAATGCAGACCCAAATGACGCATCAATTAAATTAGAATTTTTAAAGTGGAATAAAAGTGGAGGCAAAGTCTTAAATGGATTGACACTTAGAAGAAATGCCGAATCAGAATTGTATTTTAAAATTTGACAAATTATGCAAAATAAACGTGCCAAATTCGGAAGTTTTCCGATTTACTTATTTTTATTTGTCATTTTGGTTTCTTCTTGTAAGCCAACTAAATCGGTTAATATCATAACCGAAAAGATTCGTATTGATACGATTCGTGACTACAAAGTAATAAACAATATTGAATTTTTGGTTGATACCTTAATGGAAGAATATGAACAAGGCAGATAAAATAGTTAAGATTAGGGAGCATTTCTACTCTACTAATATGACTAATAAAGATTTTTATAACACATTTCACGAAATGTATGGGTATAAATCTTGGAATAGTCTTCGTAAATTGATGAATGCTAACGGCATATTAACAAGCACTAGGTCAAGCCAAGCAATTAATCAAGAGATTCCTCCAGTAGTCGTAAACTATAATCTTGATACACTTGACAATTTTGGAATAGAAGATAGCATTGGCAAGGAATATGTTTCAGCTAAACTGCCTCCGCATTTAAAGAAGATTGGAATACTATCAGACATTCATTTTCCTTATCACGACCTTACTGCTTTGACTTGCGCTATCAAGCATTTAAAGGAGCAAGAAATTGATTGTTTGTATCTTAACGGAGATATCCAAGACTTCTATTCTATTTCGAGGCACGAAAAGGAAAAGGATATGCGAGACTTTAAAAGAGAGGTCGATATGAATAGAGATTTTTTACAAAGGCTAAGAGATATATTTAGAACCATTCCAATTTATTATAAACTTGGCAATCACGAAAATAGATTTGCAAGGGCATTACAAGTACAAGCTGAGGAGTTTGCGCAGTTGCACGACTTACAATTTGATATATTTTTTAGGTTAGATAAGTTAGGGATTACAATGATTGAGGATTGGCAAGGTATGGAGATGGGCGATTTGTTAGTTGGACACGGTCACGAATGGTATGGCGCTGGAGGGATTAACCCATCGCAAAACTTGTTAAATAAAACTTTATGCAATACATTGATAGGACACGTTCATAGAACGAGTTGCACTCAACGTAAAACAAGTATGAAGCAATTTATTAATACCTACACTACTGGTTGCTTAACCTTGCTTAGTCCCAAATATATGCCTTTCTCACATCACAACCATGGAATGGCTATCGTAGAAATACATAACGGCAAAAGTATGGTTGATAATATTCAGATAAGAGATGGTAAAATAATTAAATAGTATTAGATTTGTATTTTCATAGTTGAATTTTTTGTTAAATAGGTTTAAGTAAAATGAATCCCTATCGGTCTTATCGGTGGGGATTTTTGTTTTATATGACCGTTAAATAAATAATTATAATAATTTTATAAAAAGTTTTTTTATTTAAAATATTGGGTATATATTTGTAAACACTTAAACAATAACAAAATGAAAGATTTCATCTTAAAATTCGGAAAATTTAATGGACAAATGTTTTTGTCAACCCCTTTGTCTTATCAATCTTGGTTATTATCACAAGACTGGTTTAAAATTCCTAATGATGCCCAACAATTAAAAACTTATGCTTTATTGGAGTGCGGTAATGTGCATACTGAGGACTTATCATACCACGATGCCATAGAGATGCAAGATAGACATCAAAGATGTTTTCCGCAAAATAGCTGGGATATAATTCCACAAAATCAAATTGGTGGCTTAGAAAAAATGGAAGGTATGTTAGAAAGACATTCTCGTATTTCAGCAAGATATTTTAATTAAATATAAACCCGAGCCGAAGCGGATTCTTCGGCAATCTTAAACCAACAATCAAATGAAAAAAAAAATCGAGTACATCAAACACTTTTACCAAACTGACCGAGAAGGATTACTTGGTAGCATTGCAATAGCAATATTTGGATACCTTTTATTTTGGCACATCTTACCAATAATCTCAGGACTATGAAAAAGTATAAAGCAAAATTCAAAGATGAAGCTGGGTTCTATACTTGCACCTGGTTTTTCGATGAACTCGAAGACTTTTGGGCAGCAGTTTGCAGAGAAGAACGAGTTTACAAATCAAAATTTCAAAAATTAATCTTAGACTAATGGAAAACAAATTAGCAGAAATTCAAGCAAAGGTTAAAGCACCTAAAGGCCAATTCAATTCATTCGGTAAATACAACTACCGAAGTGCTGAAGATATCCTCGAAGCAGTCAAGCAAGTAGTTAATCCGATGGGTTATTCTATTACGATTTCCGACACGATAATTAACGTTGGAGATAGATATTATATCAAAGCCACTGCGACTCTCTCAAATGGCAAAAGTGAAACGTATTCTACGGATGGATATGCAAGAGAAGAAGAAAGCAAGAAAGGAATGGATGGCTCTCAAGTTACTGGCGCTTCAAGTTCTTATGCCAGGAAGTATGCGCTTAACGGACTATTTGCATTGGATGATACCAAAGACTCGGATGCTACAAATACTCACGGTAAAGAAGCAATAGAACAACCAAGAGGATTTAAATCATATCCAACTCAAATACCATCAGTACCAATGAATTTAGATGAATTAGAAACATTTGAATATTTAATAAAAGAGTGTAATGATATAAATACATTGGAATTATTGTGGGGGAAAGTTGAACCAAAATATAAAGGAAATTCAAAATTAATAGAATTATTTTCAAACCGTAAAAAACAAATAATCAAATGAGCAAATTAGTAAGCATTTCAATCAATGTCGACTTATTAGATGAGTCAAAATTTTACAAAGGCAAGAAAGGTACTTACCTTAACATTAGCGGATTCTTAAAAGAGGATGCTGATAACTACGGAAACTTTGGTTTCGTAACGCAAGATGGAGTTAAGACTCCCGAAAGTAATGCTCCAATATTGGGCAACTTTAAGATTAAAGGAACGGAAGGGTTTAGCGCTCAATATTCAAAGCCAGCACCCGTTTTTGATATTCCAAGTGCTACATTAGTCGAGAACGATTTACCTTTTTAATCATGGAAGAAATACAATTTAATCCACAACAATTCGAGATAGGTTTATTCGGACATAATCCTATCCAAGACATGAGCAAGGCTCAGATTAATCACTTGGTTCATTTGATTAATGAAGGAGTCAAAGAAGGGGGCAAGGACATAAAGTCTTTGCTTGCCATCGCATCGAAATACCAGTTGCTATTCTCTGAACTGGAGAAGACTTTAAAGGAAAGCGCAGTCGATGAATTACTTAAATACGACAAAGGTCGATTTGAAGTTCATAATGTCGAGATGCAAGTGGCTGAGGTTGGAACTAAATACGATTTTAGTGCAACTAAGCAATGGGTGGATTTACAAGACCAAATCGATGAATTAAAAGAAAAGCAAAAGGAAGTCGAGAAGTTTTGCAAAGGAATCAAGAATAAGACAATTACGGTGGATGAAGAAACGGGAGAATCGTTTGAGTTTTATCCTCCAGCTAAATCAAGTACAACATCAATTAAAAAAACAATACTATGATGATTAAGATAAAGAAAAATATTATACATCAGGCAGTTGCCGATAGTTTAAACAAGAAAGGTATTTTACCTTTTAGCGCAAGAGAATGGAACGTTCAGAATGTTCAGCAAGTGGTTTACTGGAATCTTAGGAATAAAGAGAACGGATATGTTAAGTACCCTGAAGTAATGCGAGAAGTTCAAATGATAGCTAAACAAATGCAAGATGAAAAATCAAGGCAAATCCAATAACTCAACTGAAACGGCGGAATTTCTCACGATGGTAGGCATCGTGGGAATAATTGCCACTTGGATATTTTATTTAATTGTAGATTTATTAAGATGAAAGCATTAACGTTCAACCAATGGCAAGACCATTTAACAAAAGAGTTAAAAAAAGATTATAAGAAATTATATCACACATCTAAATTTAAACCAAATGAAAACAAGCTTCAAAAAATATCATCAAGAGAATCCTCAAATTTACATAGAGTTTAAACGTTTAGCATTCCAACTAATTAATCGAGGATACATTAGGCTTGGAGCAAAGCAAATATTCGAAGTCATCCGATGGCATACAATGGTCGAAGGGAATGATAGGTACAAGGTCAACAATAATTTTACTTCTGATTATGCCAGGTTATTTGAATTAGAACATCCGATTTATGCTGGATATTTTCTTAAAAGACTTTGTAAATCGGTTTAGTTTTTTTATATTTGGATATAATTAACCAAGAGGGTCGGAGTTCTTGGGTAATTTAATAGGTTAAATAACCAAAGCCAGTTTTGCACTCCGACGCAGACTGGCTTTTTTATTTTAAAAAATGAAATATTACCTACACGATTCAAATTCATTCAATGACGAAAAGATAACTGAATTGTATCTTGAGTATGGGTATGAAGGTCTTGGTTTATTCTATACAATTTTAGAAAAACTTGCATTACAAGAGAAGCCAATTAAGACAAAAGTCCTTAAACATCAGTTAAATGTTGGCAAAAAATTAGAGAAATGTTGGAGTTTTATGGAAGAAATTGATTTGATTTCTACAAATAATGGCGAAACTTTTAACAAACAATTGCTAAACTTTAGTAAAAAGTATCAAGTTTCTAAAGAAAAAAATGCAAAACGCATTTCTGAATGGCGTGATAATCAAGCAGTTAGTGAAAATGTAACACGTTCAGAACACGTTCGTAACGACGATAAAGTAAAAGAAAGTAAAGTAAAGGAAAGTAAAGTAAAAGAAAGTGAAGTAAGTTTTAGCGAAATGCTTTCGCCACACATCGATTTATTAAATTCTGAATATGAGAATTTTTATTCTTATTGGACTGAACAAAATGATAAAGGAAAAGAAAGATGGCAAGCAGAAAAATATTTTGATATTACAAGAAGGATTAGTACTTGGATGAAAAATAATAATAAATTTAGTAATTTAAATAATTACCATTCTCAAGAGCCAGTCAAAGGCAAGCATCAAAAGAACTTTGAGAATTTATACGAAATAGAGCAGAAACTTTTAAAACAAATTGAAGATGGAACATTCAATAATCCTTTCAGCAGAAAGTAATTACCTAACTAAAAGAGAAGGTTTAATTTACCAGGCATATTTAAAGCCAGCAATTAAATTATTATCAGATAGTCAACGAATAAGAATAGCCACTCAAGTTGTTGGATTAGCCAAAGCAAAATTGGGTTTAAAGGACAAAAACAAAGGCGAAGAGGAAATGGATATAAAATTAATTTTAACCGACCTTGAGGCATTTGGTAACTATTCAGAGGATGATATAATGATAGCCGTAAACAATGGATTAAATGGCGAGTATTTAAATCAATCTGAAATAACCGTATTTTTTAATTCATCTATTTTTGTTCAATGGATTAAGAAATATTACTACGAAAAAAACGAAGTGTTAAGTAAGGTCGCTAAAGAAAAGCAAAAAGAAGAAAAGACTCCAGTGCCTAATGACCAAGAATTAAAGAAGCAAGCAATTGATACTGCTAACGAATATGCTAATCAAATAAGATTCTGCGAAAAGAACGATAAGAAATTTACGTTTATCGCCGGAGGCTTATCGATTCTATTTGATTACCTGGAGCAATTTAAAATTCCAACAATTTCAAAAGAAGAACGAATCGAACTTTGGAATAAGTATTCATCGATTCAGGATATTGAAGAAAGGAAGATGCACTGCAAAAGTCAAGGGTATATTAAATTTATAAATTCTTTAGTTACATTTGATTGTTATATCGATAATGATGGAACTATTAAACCAAACGAAAAATGAAAAAAGTATTAATAGCTTGTGAAGAAAGCCAAGCAGTAACCATAGCATTTAGGAAATTAGGATTTGAAGCTTATAGTTGTGACATACTACCGTGTACTGGAGGGCATCCCGAATGGCATTATCAGCAAGATGTATTTGAAGTAATTAATAAAGGGTGGGATTTAATGATTGCTCATCCTCCTTGCACTTATCTTTCAGTTAGTGGAGCAAAGCATCTATACAATAAAGATGGTAGCCCAAATGAAGAACGATATCAAAATCAAAGAGAAGCTTTACTTTTTGTTAAAAAATTAATGGATGCAAATATTATAAGTATTGCAATTGAGAATCTAATTAGTGTAATATCAAGTAAATTATGCAAGCCTGACCAAATAGTTCAGCCATATTGGTTTGGTGATTCAGCAAGCAAAAGCACTTGTTTATGGTTAAAAAATCTTCCCAAATTAGAGCCAACTAATATGGTTGACAAAGGAAAATTTAAAGAATGGGTTGGTAAGAATGGTAAAATAAAAAAACAACCTATGTGGTATTATGAAGCATTGACAAAAGCAAAGACTACTGAAGAACGTAGAGGATTAAGAAGTAAAACATTTCAAGGCATAGCAGATGCAATGGCTGACCAATGGGGAAATTATATTTTAAACCAATAATAAAATGAAAAGAAAACTAATTTACATTACTGCGCTGGCATTAATTTGCTATGCTTACTATTATGCTCTGAAAAATAAACAGACAATACAAAAAAAATCAGAGGCAAAAGTAACATTCGGAATTTCCGAATATGAGGATATTTATACGGATACGATAGATTTACGGTTATACACAAGTCACGGAAGATTAAAATATAACGTTAAAGAAAATTGACAAAAAGCATACAAATTGTAAAATTTAAATAATAAATAAAACATGAAAAAATTAATTCTTAGCTTATTACTAATAGGCACAACATTAAGTATTCAAGCACAATCTTAGCCTTCCATTTTAATAAATCGGGCAATGGTATTAATTCGCAAAAACGATTAACTACGACCACGTTTATTGACTTCTCAATAAGCATTTCTTCGGTCATCGTATCCGTAATAATGCAGTATTCCTTTTTCATTACCGATAATGGTAATGCCAGGCGATGGTAAGTAACTCCTGAATGCCTAGTTCCTACGGCGCAGATTCTTAGTTTTGACATCGTTTGGTTTTGGTTGGTTGAGTTTGGCAATGTACTTTATTCCTTCGTAATGTGCTGACAATCTTTTTATTGGAATGAAGTTAAAAAAGAAATAGAAAATCTATGAGAATATTCCATTTAGGTTTATGCGTTGGGCCTCCGCCTTTTGATTCAATGCGCAAAGCCTTTTTAGCTAATTGTACTGATTACATTGAACTAAGTACAGGCGAAAAGGATGTAAATCAAAAGGCTATTAATATGGCAAAAGCATTTAAGCCGGATATTATATTTATGCAAATTCAAGCGCAAAACATAATCCATATTGAAACTGTAAAGGAACTTAAAAAATCAGGCGCTTTTATTATTAATTGGAATGGGGATATTAGAGAAAGGACTCCGCAGTGGATGATTGATATGGCTCCGCATATAGATAGGACATTGTTTAGTAATATGAGAGATGTTAAAAACGTGGTTAATGGAGGGTATTTAGAGATAGGTTATGATCCGGAGATTTATAAGCCGGAGGGGGATAGTTTTAATTTACCGGAAATTGGGTTTTTTGGTAATAATTACGGATCCGCTAAATTTCCATTATCCAGGATGAGGATTCAAATGAATAATTTGTTATTAAAGCATTTTAGGGGCCGATATGGAGTTTATGGTAATAATTGGATAAATAGTGTAGGCAACTTTAATCATAGTCAAGCTGAGGAGGCTAAGGCATACAGAGGTATTAAGATAGGGATTAATTTAAGCCATTTTGATGAGCCTAAATATTCAAGTGATCGGATTTATAGGATAATGGGATCGGGGTGTTTAT